ACTCCTTGTTATACTCGCTGACAACGGCCTCCGCGATGCTGCCCATACGGTAGGGTGTCAATATATACTCCATTGTCTGCGCAATGACGAAGGTTTCCAGCTCCTCACGGCGCTCAATTTTCTTCTTGCAGCCCTTCCGGCGCTTGCGGTTGTAACAGCAATAATAGGTGTGTAGCTTGCCGGTGTGAGATGTTCCACTTTCGCCGAACATGGGTGCGCCACAAATGCCACAAAAGGCTTTTCCTTGCAGAAGGTAAGGGACGCGCGCTTTTGCACTGGCGGGAGCATGGGCGCGACGATCCAAACGGGCCTGCACTTTATCAAAGACTTCCCGCGACACCAGCGCATCGGCGCACGGGACGACTTTACCAGCGTAGACATATTCGCCTATGTACGTTGTCATGCGCAGGGCGTGTTGAAAGGATGTATAGGAAAGAGGATTGCCCCTGCCGTTGCGCACGCCGCGACGGTTCAGCTCGTCAATAATCTCTTTCTTTGGTGTCCCCTTGGCGTATTCCTCAAAGACATAGCGAATAATGGGAGCGGTTTTTTCATCCGGCACAAGGCGATGATTTTCCACTCTGTAACCGCAAGGGATGCTACCACCACAATAATAGCCCTTCTCAACGCTTTCGTGCAGGCCGCGCTTGACGTTTTGCGCCAGATTGGCTGAGTAGTATTCCGCCATTGATTCCAACAGTCCTTCCAGGATGATACCCTCCGGGCTGTCGGTGATGTTCTCCTTCACGGAAACGACGCGGACGCCGTATTTTTTCAGTTTGGCCTTATAAATGGCGCTATCGTAGCGGTTACGGGCGAAACGATCGAGCTTCCAGACGATGACCATTTCAAACTGGCGCTTGGCGGCATCCTGAATCATACGCTGGAAGTCGGGGCGGGCATCCTTTGTGCCTGTTAAGGCGCGGTCGATGTACTCACCGACAATCGTTATCCCCTGCTGCTTGGCCCAGGCGTGGTTATCGCGCAGCTGTCCTTCAATGGACTGCTCTGTTTGGCTGTGGGAAGAATACCGCGCGTAGATGACTGCGTTCATGCTCATTTCTCCTTGACATATCCGCCCACACACGCTATACTAAAAGCGCGATTTGGACAAGTGGTGTTGGCTGATTCGCGGCCTCCGTGGTGTATACACGGGGGCTTTTGTTATTTATAGCCTGATTATTCGCGCTCTATTGTAAACGAAACGCCCGAATATACAGTGACCTCATAGCTTACCTTGATTCCATCAACGGTCATTTCACCGCTATCACCTACATTAAACGCATTAGCTTCTCCTAAATCTGTAAATAGAGATGAAATTGAATCCGATTCCATTCCGCAGGCCATCAGCGTTTCCATTAGCATTTGAAGAAAATCGATCATATAATCGCTTGCGCCTTGCATATTACTTACCCATGTGCAATGGATGCTCTTAACCTCTGAGACATCCGCAGACAACATCAACGTCAAGACTTCGCAATCATTAAAGATCGTTTTGAAGAGAATCTCGTCGCCTACTTTTTCAGAATCAGAAATGTTTTCGATGGACAATTCATGACCGTCACCAAATAAGGCTCCATAGAAGTTGAAATAATATACAAAATCTTCTAAGCTGACAAGAGGAACATCAGCTTCTTTCTTCTTTCCGTTAAGAATATCAAGCAAGTCCTGCAAGCTACCTTCCGCATTGGCGACGGAAGAGATGGACAGCATGGTAATTACAATTATGCTGATGATTGCTATAGCCTTTTTCATCATCTATTCCTACAACCTTTTGTGTCACAATTTTCACTCGTACTCTTCAGCCGTCAACATAAAGTACGAAAGTTTCTCTCCGTTATATTCATCAGAAAAATAGCTCAGATAATAGTGATAATTTCCGGAGTATATCAGCACTCGTTCCTTTGTTTCAATAACTTGCTGGCGCATTTTCTCGGTCGTAATTATTGGGATAATATCGTTATTCCAGACGTCGATTGCTGCTTCTACACCGCTGGCAGGACCGCCGAAAGCCTTTGCTTTCTGCGCAAAAATATTATTGTCTGTGTAATCGTATTCGAGCGCAGACATGGCCATCACGCAAATTACGCTATTCTCTACATTTTTCTCATCAGAAGCGTTTTCGTCAAACAATGTCATCATCAGTTGGTGAACAGTAAAATCATCTTCGTTAATGCACATTAAACCAGCCGCGACTTCTATCATGATCGTGCCGACTGGCGCAATAGGGGACACAAAATCTTTTTGTATATACAGATCATAGTCCAGTTCATCATCCTTGACATATTCCGTAAAGCGCTGGCAAAATAATTCGCAGAACTCGAACGCACCTCGCGCATCCGTGGAGGACGCAAATGCCACAGTGGGTAGCAGCAGGGAAATGATCAGAACAGCAGACAACAGTTTCTTCATTCTCTTTTCTCCTTTTTATTTTCTAAAATCAACATAGATTATGCCGTCGCGTGATTCGACCCGTCTTTTTGCATATCAGGATTGCCTGCAAAGGCGCGGGCTGTGCTGAGGAGCATGGCACACGCTTCTTTGTTCAAATTCCGATAGATGGTCAGTAATTCTCTTTCATCCTGCGAAACAGGACTGACCATTTGCTCTGTATCATTGGTGTAGAACTCTGAAATATTCTTGATGCCATATATTTCGCATAGCAGAAAAAGCATATCCGCATCTGGCTGTCCACGTCCATGTTCCCAGCCAGAAACGGTTTTATCGCTTTTTCCTATCTTTTCGCCTACTTCTTTAGCAGTCAATCCCGCTCGTTGACGAAAAAAATGCAATTTCCCTGCAAGCTGTTTCCTGATTTCTTGCTCCTTCAAAATAATCACCTCCAGCAAAGAATAACATTCTTTTACCGTAGTTTCAAGAGAAAATTCTTAAAAAATGAGAATTATTCCAACAAAACGCTTGACAATCTCATTATATAAGAGTACAGTAACAATGGATCTTAAATTTTAAGAGTTGAGAGGGTGAAGAACGGTGTATGCAATGAACGACTGCATTGCTGTTGTAGACAAGCGACGCAAAGAGTATGGAATGACTATCCGGGCATTGTCTCGGAAAAGCGGTGTAGAAGAAGGCGCCTTGTATAATATTCTGAACAATAAGAGGAAAATGACATCCTCCGAACTTCTCTCGCTATCGGCTGCGCTGAATCTGAATTTTACAGATTACCATCCTCAAAGGGCGGTGTAATCATGGCTAAAGATCAACGCGGTAAAGAACGCAAAGGTGGTGAGAAAATGGCAAACTTCATAGCGAAGATCGAAGTGAAGAGCGGACAAGTTGAAGCAATCCTGGAACGTCTAACCAAGGCTCAGGAGGAAATATACAAATGCTATTCTGAGCTGGAGAATATGGGCGTGGTTGTGATCAAAGAAGAAACCGCCAGCGGCAACTGACGGTTTCAAGGCTTCACTGCTCACTTTCCAATTCGTCCACAAACTTCTTGAGTACTTTGGAAATTTCATTAACTAAGTTATTCATGTCCTGTACAGTGCAAAGATCGGCTGGATTTGTACTGTGTGGCCTGGAATTGTTAGTGAACGTGCGGATTGCTCTCCGCAATTTGTCTGTATCAACCATAAATTCACCTCCCTTCTGACAGGGAGTATAGCACAAAGCGAATGCCAGTGAAAGGTCGGTGTAACCATGGCTAAAGATCAACACGAAAATATGAGCGAGAACATGGGCATCTATGGCAGACAGTCGATAAAGAATATCTGGTTTGTCGGGCTTAAAGCTGTGTTGGAGTACTTTTCCGAGTGCGTGAAGCTGGGAGAAAAAGTGCGGATCGTCATTGAATACGATCCGCAAAAAGAAAACACAGCCATTACATACTATCGCGCCACGGAGAAACAAGATCAGGAGAAAGATTAAGTGCAGACGCAAGCGATGCTTCAAGATTCCAGTATACTTTCAGCACTTGTTTTCCAGGCACTTGCTGAACTATGTATGCCATACGATCAGCTGCATCACTAACAGCGTTAAATCTTTCTTCGGGCATGGCGGTTAAATCAACCTTGAATACCAAGACCTCGCCATGCGGCAGTTCACGATACATATCATCACCTCCCTTCTAACAGGGAGTATAGCACAAAGAGAACGCCAGTGAAAGGGCGGTGTAACCATGGCGGAGGAAAGATTCATCCAGGTTGGCGTAACGGCGCTTCGCGATCCCGCGACCGGGGATTATCTGCCCCCTGTGCCGCTGTATATCAAGGCAGAAGGAGGCGCGGCGGAGGCCGAGGAGAAGCTGATCCAGGATATTGGGAATCTGCTGGCACAACGGATGAAACAATATATGGATGGCTGCAAAGCGGCGGGGATTGAAGTATGAAAGTTATCGCTGTGGATTTTGATGGGACGCTGTGTGAAAACAAGTGGCCGGAAATTGGGCAGGCCAATGAGCGCGTTATCAATAGTCTGCTCCTACGGCAGGCAGAGGGCGACAAACTGATCCTCTGGACGTGCCGAACCGCGCACCTGCTGGATGCTGCATTGATGTGGAGTTTGAAACATGGTTTACGTTTTGATGCGGTCAACGCCAATTTGCCAGAGCGTATTGCGGAGTACGGCAACGACTGCCGAAAAGTGTTCGCCGACGAATATTGGGATGACAAGTCCGTAATCGTCCGTGCGGGAGAGTATCCAAGTATCCTTCTGCCGACCAATAGCGGCTATTCTCACGTCGAGTGGAAAAGAACCGAACTTGCCGTCAAGGAATTAACCCCGCTGATCTATGAGAGCGCGCCGCCGTCCCGCCAAGACAGCAGATCGTGGTGCAAATCCACGCGCCCGCGCCAGCCCGATACGGGCAAATAAACAAAGGAGGCCAACACCATGAGTAAGGAACCTATCTATCGTATCAAGGTTGAGGTACTCAGAGAAGAAGAGGACGAGTGTAAATTTATCGAAATCATACGAGGTGGGTTGAACTGTAGCGGCTTTGTGATCCTTCTTGACAATGGAGATTGTGGTAGTGTGATCATGCATAACGTTAACAAAATTGATATTGCCAACGCGATTGCAAGTAACAGCCATCTGATGGACGCGTCCCTGATTGCCAAGGCCATGCGCGATGGTAAAAAAGTACATCCGGGAAGAAAGAAACCCGCTGGTTGATCTTCTCAAACCCATGCCCAAGTAACGCGGACTGACAGCCGGGAAAGACCGGCCCCATGAGGATGTGGGCAAATAGGAAAAGCCATACAAGCAACAAGTCACCCTTGTAAGACGCCGGTTCAAGTCCGGCCATCCTCTCCAAGGCCCTCCTTGCTTATTGCAAGGCTAAAACGACATGAGATTTCTGGCGGCCTTTATGGGCGAGGCGTTAATCACGGGTGCGGTTGCTATCCTGTGCCAGATAAAATGCAACCCCAAAAACGGAAAGGAGGAAATGCCGTGAATTTCTCAGATGAACTAAAAGAAGCCTTTCGCCAACTTGCCGAATTTGTATCAAATACGATGTCTCCGGCAGAAGAATTTTGCGAGATGGCTGACCTCTGTGTGATTCCAGAAGCGCAAAAAGAAAAGCGCAATCCGGGTGAAAGGCTTCTGTCGGCGCAACCTGCGCGCTGTCATCATAACCACTGCGAACGCTGGCACACGGCAGCTACGGGCGAGTAGGTACGCTGTTAGACTGATTACAC